TGGAAGAAAAACAAAAGAATTTAGTGGTGATGATGTAGTAGTCTTTACTATTGATAAAAAGGTTGGACATCCTATTGGTACTCCAATTGTAGAACCAGTTAAAGATGATATTAGAGCACTAAGAAGAATAGAAGAGAATCTGGATCTTCTTGTCTATCAACATTTATTTCCCATCTTCCAATATATTGTTGGTACAAAAGAAAAACCCGCCGCAGTATATCCAGATGGTACAGATGAAGTTGAAGAGATAGAAAATAAGATTGCCTTCCTTCCTCCAGAAGGAGTCATAGTAACTCCAGAAAGACATGAGATTAAACTTATAGGTGTAGATGGTAAGGCTCTTAAAGCAGAGAGTATTGTAAAACACTTCAAAGAAAGAGTTCAGGCCGGTCTTGGTATGTCTGGTGTAGACTTTGGAGAGGGTGGAACTAGTAATAGATCTACAGCCAACACAATGTCTGGTAATACTATTGATGATGTTAAAGATATCCAAGATGATATTGAGGCTCAGTTCGATTGGCAGGTTCTTAATGAACTATTATTAGAAGGAGAATTTGATTTCAATCCACTTCATAGAGATAATGCAGTCAATCTACATTTTAAAGAAATAGATTTAGAGGCTAAAATTAAACATGAAAACCATGTGGCTCAAATGTTTGAACAGAATCTATTTAATGAAGATGACTCTCGTAGAGAAATAGGATATGAAGTTGTTCCTGAAGATGACGAGGAATGGAGAAAGAAAACATATTGGAAACAATATAAAGAACCTGAAACTCTTATGCTCTCAGGTGATGAGGCATATCTTATGGCAACAGCAGATAACCCCAATACTTCTCTTGAAAGAGGAAATATAAAAGAAGGCCAAGAAATGAAAAAAGATCTTGAAAGAGCATCAGCAAAAGCAAAAGCAGCGGCAAAGCCCGTTCAGCCAACTAGGGGTTCTAGAACAGCACAAGGTGTTAATAGACCTTCTAATCAGCATGGAACAAGAAGTGGTCCTAAAGTTAATAAAGATAATTTTGAGGTTCTTGATCATGTAGTAGACGAAAGTTTTGCTGATATTATTAATGATATTCAGGTGTATCTACAAAACAATGATGATAGTAAATGGATTAAAAATATAATTAGTATATGGGAAGATAGACTTATAAGTAAGTTTACTATATATACAACTAATCAATTTAATATTGGTGCCCAAAAATTCAATGTCCAGGCATATGATTCATTTGAAGGTATTACTAGACTTAATGAAGTAAGAGAAAGAACTAGATATTACATAAATAAACTAGCCACTGATCTTTCTAATAGAATGGAAAAACTTCAGGGGACAGAAGATATAGACACGGCCGTGAGTTTGGTTGATATTCATAGAGGAAGACTAGATTCTATATATAAGTCAGAGCTTGTAAAGGCTTATAATTATGGTCTTGTATATGGTATGTTATCTATGGGTTATATAGAAGCAGAAATAATTAGTTCTACAGAACCTTGTGATGATTGTAAAGTATTTGTTGGTAATATAATTAAACTCCGCGAACTTGATTTAAATAATATTCCTTCATTCCATCCTAATTGTGAATGTGGATTAAAACCAGTAGAGAATACTAAAACAACTATAAAGACACAAGATATGTTTACCGATTCTGTTAATGTAAACATAGCAGACAAGATGATAGAATATACCGATTCTGCTCATTCTAGACTATATAAAAAATGGCTTAATGTAAATGAACCACAAAAGGCTGTTGTTTATCACGAATGGATTCCTCCCAAAAGGAATGCACTAGTTGTTGCGATTGATGGCTTTATAGAGTCTTCAGATTATATATTAGAAGATACTTTTGCATTTGATGGATGGACTGGAGCAAAGACATCTATACAATATATAGATACAGAAATTGCACCTGGAGTGTTTGAAGAAAAAGTATTCAATGCACACTACTTCCTTAAAGATACAAAAGGAAGTCAGTTCGTTCTTCAAACTAGATTTGGTGGATATTGGCCAGAGATTGTTTTGCATGTAAAAGACACAGATAGAAATATCGCCAAGAATTTTATAAAATCCTTTGATGACTATACTAGAAAAAATAACTTCCTTAAAGGATATACTGTAGATATAAATGGTAAATTTGTTAATACAGATAAGATATCAATGGATGATGTAATACTTGATGAAGATATCAAAGATCAAATCAATAGAAATGTTATAGGTTTCTTAGATAAGATTCATATCTATGCCAAAAATAAACAACCAATTAAAAGAGGTATCTTATTAGAAGGAGAGCCAGGTACTGGAAAGAGTCAGCTTTTTAGAGGATTAAGTTCAAGTCTAAAAGATGGTATCTCTTGTATATGGGCCACATCTGGAGATATGGATGATGCACAAAGTTCTGGTAGTAGTCTTATAAAATGGTTATATGAAATGGCCAGAGATCTTTCTCCTACTATTATATTCTTAGAAGATATTGATACTTTTGGACAAAATAGAGATTCTGGAAAGACAGATCCTATTACTGGAGAATTACTTAATCAATTAGATGGTCTAAAATCTAATGATGGTATTATAACCATGGCCAGTACAAACTTTATTGGTCAATTAGATAAAGCATTAAGTGACAGACCTGGCAGATTTGATATTAAGATACATCTAGGTCCTCCAGCACTTCCAGAAGTCAAGAAAATGTTAGAAAGATTCCTTTCTGGGGTCAAGATTGATTCTGAATTAATAGACAAAGTAGCAGGAAATATAGTAGGATTAACAGGAGCTTATATACGTGAGGTTGTTATGCAGGCTGTTTCTTTTGCTATTGATGATGAATCTATTGATGAAAATAGTATAGCTATTATTAAAGAAGAGTATTTAGACAAGGCAATTAAACAAGTTAAAGCCAATAGAAAACAATATGCAGTAGAAGATTGTTCTTCTAATATATTTGAATTAGATCCTTCTGTTATGGCTAAATTACAGAGTTGTATAGTAAAAGAATTGGCAGATCTAAAAGCTAGATATCCGAATACAGAAGATGACTTGCTTTATCCAAGAGCAAGAGCAACTTGTGAAGCAAAGGGAAAAGGAAATTAATATGAAGATTATTCGTTTTAGAGATAATTTTGAAATCAAGGCACCCGAACAGGTTACTAGACTTGATACAAAAGAAAAGATTAAGATGATAGATTCTTATCTATCTGGTATTAATACCCTTCGTGTTTCTGTTGCTGGTTCTCATGCTGGTAGGATTACACGAAATAATGCTCTTTATCTTCCAGCCAAAATGTCTACTGGTATTAGATCTATGCTTAGTAGAGAAGATGGTGGCACATCTGCTTTTGCTAAACCAGTACTAGTCAACCATAACCGTACTGTTGGTAATGTACCAGATATGAGTAGAGATCCTATTGGGAGAATACGTGGAGCTGAATATGTCAGTCTAGTTAACAACTATGGTAATACTAATGTTTCATCTATAATTCAAGATACTGAAACTATTAGACCCGATTGGCAATATGTAGATATGATTGATGTACTAATGAAAGATGGTATTCTTTATAAGAAAGATTTCCAAGGACTTGGCTTTGCTAAAGTTATGATGGAAATCACAGACGAAGATGCTATCAAGAAATTCCTTGATGGAAGATATTGTACAGTATCAACATCTGCTACTTCTAATAGAGCCATATGTTCTGTTTGTAAAGAAGACTGGGCAGACCTGGGTGAGCCATGTGACCATCATCCTGGTGAATGGTACGATTCTGATGGAGTATCAGAAGGTACTGATCAGAAATGTTTTCTTATTGCAGGAGATTTAGCTTATGAAGAAATTTCTACGGCTACCAAGCCTGCCGATGATGAGGCAATTGTTCTCGAAATGGAAGGAGAGGTAAAGACTCCTGGCATACATACAAGTAAACTCAATGATTCATATCAGCCCTATGAGATTATGGCTGGAATCCAATTTAAAGATTCATTTGATCCAGAAGGAGGCCATAATATGGAAAGTCGTGAAGAGCTAATTAATAAACTTAAAGTAGCTTTTGAGAGTCATTCTGAAAAGCTTGATAATCTTAGTGAAGATATTACTGATGAGGTCCTTTCTGGACTAGTTGGTAAAGAAGAACTTACTGAAGAAGAGTTTCTTTCTACACTTAATCTTAAGGTAGAAGATATTGCTCCTGAAGTAGTTGTTAATACAGAAGTAGAGGTTATAGAACCTGTAGTAGAACCTACTGTCGATTTTAGTGATTCAATAGAAAGAGCAGTTAAGTCTGGTAAGATTACACAAGAAGAAGCAACCATGCTTTATGAAGTTGTAAACAAAACAGTAGAAAACGTAGAACCAATTATACCAGAGGTTGTTGTTCCAATAGAAGACATTGTACCGGAAGAAGTTATAGTAGAAGATAATTGTGTTAGATGTAATGAACTAGATCAGAAACTAGTAGACATGTCAGAACAAAGAGAGTCTCTATCAAAACAACTAAACATTCTAAAGGCAGAACTATCTGAATCTAAAAATGAAACAGAACTTCTAATTAAAGAATTATCTGATAGTTTTGTAGATGGTAAGAAATCTCTTGTTAGAAATATAGCTTTTATGCGTAAATTAAACGATACAGATAACACCTTTGAAGATATTTGTAATGAAATAGGCTCTAAAACCCTAAAAGATCTAAAAAATATCCATAAAGAGTTGCATGATAAATTTGATTTTGCTAATATTAGAAGCAGATCTGATAAGACTTCAAGTCTACCAGATAGGATTAAAGATCCAACATTAAGTGTAAACGATGAACATAATGCTCTTCCTTCTAGATTAGATAGAACAAGAGATGTTATAAAGAGATATAGAGAATTATCTATATTAAGTATAAATGATGCAAATGCTTACTTGCAGGTTATGAAAAATAAAAAGTTTGTAAGCAAAGATTTTAACATTGAGGATTACCTCAAACAAGATGAAGAATAAGGAGGATAAGTTCCATGGTTAGTAACTTTACTGCTACACACAAAACCTGGGACCACGTAGGAAACCTCGTTCCTAACTGGGAGCATTGCGAAGGTATTCGGCCTGATATTCAAGGAGCACCAGCCCCTTGGCTACCAGTTCAGTATTATGACAAACACTTCGAAGAGTGGATGACTGTCATGGCCGGAAAAATCGTTGCTTTTACTAGAGATGAGTTTCTTGTTCCTGCGGGTCTACGAGTCGCTTGGGCTGCAGCCATTGATGGTGCTACAGTCATTACCTATACAGCCAATGATGTTGCTCAACTAATAATTGACGTGACAACAGGTTCGGCTGTAACTGCAGCTACTTCATATACCAAAGCACAGGTAAGAAATGGTCTAAAATCTCGTGGACTACTTGAAGCTGCTGAGGCTATTGAAGCATATATATCTAGACCTGTTGGTGTTGCTGCTCATTGTATGTATGCTTGGGCATTTAATACTCAGGACATGAATGCTCTTGATCACGAACAGAGCAACTTTGCTATTGACGCAAAGTTCTATAACCACTATATGCAACACGAGGTAACTATTCTATGTGACTATGCACTTCGTCTTCCTTGGGTTCCTCGACAGGTTACAGCAACTGCTATTCCAGCAGTTCTAACTGTTCCTGCTAACCCACAGGCTATAATTGGTTCTAACACTCTAATGAGTTCTGCAAGTATTAAAACTGCAGCTCGATATAGTGGTCTTACTGGTAGTAACTTCTTAGCTTATGCTGCTGCAGAAACTCCAGTATCCAAGAATACTCCACGTTCACCTATTAGTTCAACTGTTTCGGGTCTATTTACTAGAGTTCGGAGTGGTCCAGATTCACTAACTACTGTCGGTGATTATTTCATCGATTATGATGCTGGTGTTTTCTTCTTCTATGTACAGGCTGGCGCTGCAATTCCTGCTGGTTGGGCGGCTGGTACACTATCTTACTCTGCCTATGAAGCCACACCCGGTACTGTATCTAACTACATTTGTGTAGTTGGTCAGGCTCATGCTGGTGACTTCCTAGAATGTGATGTTAACTCTAACTTCGTAGTTGCTACATCTACTGATTTCAGAGACATCATGGGGCAGAGACTTACATCTGTTAAACATCCACGAGATTATCTAGACCGAGTTAAGACTGCGTTTAGTGGTCAAGGTGCTCTAGATGCAATGCCTGGTATTGCTACTGGTGGATATCCT